AGAACCGTTCTTTCCCGCGACGAACGGGCGGATCGTTTCGAACACGCAAGCGATGGCGGCGCTGAGAGGCGGGGCGGGGGTCAATGCTGACGCTATCGCGGACGCGGTCAAGCAGGGGGTAAAGGAAGCGATGCGGGACACGCGCGGGGGAAACGTATACAACCTGACCATGCCGACAGCTGCCAACGCAGCGGATGTACGAATGGCGTTTGAACTGATGGAGGCGTGGAACGCATGACAGCACCGATACTATCGAAACACAAGTTTTATATCATCAAGCCAGCGGTGGGAACGAACTACCTGAAGAATCCACGCTTCGACCCGCCGGATGGGGTGGAGGATTGGACAGCTTACGGCCCGGGCGTAACCATCGCGTTAACGGGCAGTGAGCAGAGATTCGGCGCGTACTGTATGCAGATAAATCCGGTGGCTGGCGTTGGCAGTTATGCCACCAGCATCGTACCAGTATCCGCCGGCTTATCCTACACGTTCTCCTGCTACCTGAAAGGGGCTGCGGGAGTAATGGTAAACATTTCGATCAGGGACAATTCTCTTGATTTAAAAGCAAACAAGAATGTCACTTTTACGGGGTATTGGCAACGAGCAGAAGTCACCTGGTTGGCTGATGCAACAGCAAGCAATTACAAGGTCGATATTCTGCAAACGTCATCGTCCACATCGAGCGCCGCCTTCTACGTGGATGGGGTGCAATTCGAACAAGCCAGCGCGGCTTCCACTTTGATGCACGGGTACGCGCCAGGGTGCAGATGGTCTGGGATCGCGCGTAATTCGAGCACCATTCGGAGCGTTGAGAACGCTTCGGGCGGGCAGATTATAGACTTGGAATCGTACTGTCACGTCGTGCAAGCGGTGGGACTGGGGCATGGCGATTGGAATCAGACGCTCACCAAGATGACCAGCGGTGGGGACATGTACCAGGACTATACCCGCAAAAGCCGCCAGTTCTCGCTCATCGTTGACTTCCTTGGGACTTCCTTGGGCGAGATTGAAACGAACAGGAAAGCGGTTATTGACCTGATTCGTCCCGACCAGTGGGAAGGGCAAGAGATGGTTGTGCGCTACCAGGGCGTGGACGTAAACGGAGTGGAGGCGACCCATCCGATTGACATTCGGTGCGTTCCGTTGCCAGCTACGTTAGTTGACACGCCGGACTTGCCGACGTACCAGCGGGCGGTGCTCAACTTCGCCATTCCGAGCGGCCTGCTGGAAGGCGCGTATAACGACGGGGGCGAGCTCGACCTGTACGCCGAGTTCGCGGCTGAGTACATTGTCAAGCGGGACGCGCAGGGGAACTGGTGCGAGGGTCCATCCACCGACGGGAGTTATTCGAGTTTGGTGACTGGGCTGAACGGCGCAGTTTATTGCATGGCGCAAGGACCTGACGGAAAGATTTATGTGGGTGGGTCTTTTACCGATGCTGGCGGGACGACAGACGCGGATTATTTAGCAAGGTGGAATCCGATAACGGAGGCGTGGGAATCCGTTATTTCAGGAATCAGTGGCACTGTATATACAACGACGTTTGATCCTAATGGCGATCTTTATATCGGCGGCTCGTTCCACGACTTAGGCAGCACTGATGGCGACGACATTGTTAAAATATCAGACCCTGAAGGTTCACCTACTATCTCCGCATTAGGGACTGGTTTAAATTATGCCGCTCGTGCTATCGAAATAGACCCAAGCGGAATTGTTTATGTAGGAGGCTCTTTTACAAAAGCTGGTGGAGATGGAAATAATGCTTATTTTGCATATTACGATAATAATACTGATACATGGTCAACGGTAGGATCAGGGCTAAATGGAGCGGCTCAGGCTTTCAGCTTCGCTCCAAACGGCGATCTCTATATCGGTGGTCAATTCATCAACGCTACAACGGATGGGTACGGCGATTATCTGTGCTACAAGAGACCGGATGAAAACGTATTTAAGCGAGTAAGCATAAGCGAGCCAAACGACATAGTACTAACACTTGCCTTCGACGGGCAGGGCAGACTGTATGTGGGCGGCGCGTTTACCACCATCGGGTCCAGTAACATCTCTTACATCGCTCGCTGGAACGGAAACTCGTGGGAAGCGCTTGGATCGGGGGTCAATGGGGTTGTGCGCGGGATCAATATTATCTACGATGGCGACCCAACCATGTCGAAGAGCGCTTACTCCGTATACGTGACAGGCGACTTTACCACCGCAGGCGGGATGACGATCACTGACCGAATAGCAGTATGGAGGAACGGGGCGTGGCAAGCGCTGGACATTGACCTGCCTGGAAGCGCGTCGGTCAACCAGGTGCTCAAAGCAAGCGACGGGTCACTTTACATCGGCGGCGCGTTTTCCAGCGCGAGCTCATCGGACAACGTAGACACTGGCATCGTGGCGGTCAACGTGGAGGTCAGTTCAGCCAGCGCGAACACGTACCCGTTCATGCAGATACGCGGACCAGGCACGCTCAAGGGAATCGCGAATTACACGACTGGCAAGTCGATTCAATTCGACGGGCTGACGCTTCTGGCGGGGGAGCACATCAATCTGCAATTTGACCCGCTCGACCTACGCTTCTATAGCGGATGGTCTGGGCGGGGCAACCTGATGCGCTACGTGGTGGCGGGTTCGGATTACGGCAACTTCTACCTGAAGCCAGGATCGAATTCCATGTCGCTATTCATGACGGGGACGACCACCGATTCGGGGGCGTTCATGTTCTGGACACCGAAGTTCTGGGGAGTTGATGGGGCGCTGTTATGAGGTACGAGGCAATCTGGTACACGCACCAAGGCGTAAAAAAGGGCGTTATACAGGCGTTCAATTCGCTGGAGTATATACGCACGGAAAACATGGTGGGGAAGCTGCTCATTACGCTTCCGCGCGGGTTGATGCAGTACGAAGACTTCCAAGTCGGCGACATATTCGAGATATGGCGGGAGCGCGGGGGCAGCCTGGAATTGCAGAACGAGACCGCCTATTTCCTTCAGGACTGGCGCTTCTGGACGGACGGGGAAGGGCGCGAATATATCGAGCTTGCGGCGGATGACGCGAATTGGCTGCTCGACACGGCTATCGTATGGGCGGCGGCTGGCTCAACGGACGCGGAAAAGTCTGGCTATCCTGACGACATGATGAAGGTTATCGTGAACAAGCAACTTGGAGCATACGCGGACGCGGCGTTGGGCAGGCTGAAGCTGAGCGTCGCTCCGGACCTGTCGGCTGGGGGCGCTTCGATCACGAAGGGCTTCGCGTACCGGAACGTGCTGGCAATTGTTACGGACCTCGCAGAACAGGCAAAGGAAGCGGGGGTCAATGTTTACTTCGACGTGGTACGAACCGCGCCAGGGGAGTTCGAGTTTCGCACTTACACCGGACAGCGAGGGCAAAATCATGGGCGAACATCGGGCGATCCGAGACTGGTGGGGAAGCAGTACGGCAACCTGAGCGAGGCGAGCTTCGGCACATACCACGCGGAGGAACGGAACGCGATCCTTGTTGGCGGGCAGGGCGAGGAGGCGGAGCGGGCGACTGTCACAAGGACCAATGCCACGCGGATCGGGGCAAGCAAGTGGAACAGAAGGGAATTGTTCGTAGACGCGCGGGACCACGAATTGACGGCTTCGCTGGAGGCGGATGGTGACGCAGCACTGGAAGAATACGCGCCGAAGCAAGTCATGACGGGCACGATGCACGACACGCCTGGAATGCAGTTCGGCATCCATTACGGCTTCGGGGACGTGGTCAGTGTGGAAGCCTTCGGGTACTTCGTGGATTGCCATGTTTCAAGCGTCAGGGTCAGGGTGGACCAAGACAATGGCGAGCAGATCGACATCAGGTTGCGAGGCGAGTTATGAGCCAGTTTGACGAGAGCGCGGTCAAGCGCATCAGGGCGCTGGAACGCGAGGTGGAACGGCTGAAGGTCAAGGAAAATCCGAAGGCTGGCATGTACGCGAAAGATACCTACTTTGACGACTTGCTTGCGCCGCTGATCGGCGCGAAGCTGGAGTCGCCGAGTTCGCATATCACCTACTCCGCTTCGCGCACAGGTGTTGTTATGGCTAAGACATGCGATTGGAATGACGACTGGCTGGCGATGACGATCCAAATGAGCCATAGGTGGAAGACGGGCAGCGCGGTATATCCGCACCTTCACTGGCTACAATTAGCGGCGGCGATGCCTAATCTTGGGATCAGTTGGGTGTGGCAAACCAATGGAGCGTTGATAGAAACAGGCTGGACAAATGTCAAGCACTCCGCTAACGTTTTTAATTGGTCGAGCGGCACGTTGAACCAGATTACCAAGTTCGGCTCGATTACTCCACCAACAGGGGCGGGTCTTTCGGACTTGTTGCTGGTCAAGATATGGCGCGACGTGGCGAATGAGTCCACGCTGTTCGGCGGAGCGGAAGTCGATGCAAATGTGCAGGACAACGTGACGGCATATAGCTTCGACATCCACTTTGAACTCGACCAGGCGGGGAGCGACGAGGAGTATGTAAAATGAAACCTGTCATTGACATCAGCTACTACCAGCCTCCAACGGCAATCAATTACGACGCGCTTGCCTCGCAGGTCAGCGGCGTGATACTCAGGGCAGCGTACGGAAAGTGGAAAGACACCGCGTTTGACCGGCATTATGCCGAGTTTACCGCAAGGGGCGT